CATCTTCTTACCGTAGCGAGTCATGACGCCCTTACGAGGAGTGAAATCCTCGGGAGCGAAGATCGTCGGGGTGACGATGAGCGGGACGTACGGAGCGTAGACGTAGCCGGTCTCGAGGTAGCTGCCGCCCTTGTAGCCGACGAGAACCTTGTTCCTGGGGAAGTAGGGGTCCTTGTAGACGGTGAAGCGGTTGGACAGGGTACCGATGGGGGAGGCGCCGATGGACATCGCGCCGCCGACCTGACCCTGGCCGTCGATCGAGTAGTTAGGCTTGTACATGACCGAGGCCTCGAGGACGGTGGCAACATCGGGTGAAACCACGATGAAGTTCGCCGAACCGCGAAGGGTCTTGCGGTGGATCTCATTGGCGACGTCGATGATCGTCTCGATGAGGGTCTCGTACCACTCGCGGACCGTGCCGGTGAAGGCAGGACCAGGGGTGAGCGAAGAACCGCGAGAAACTTCAGTTCCAGTTGTCTTGTTGACGAACTTGCCTGGAGCGCGGCTCCAGAAGAAGTTCGCGCCACGAGCCTCGGTGAGCAGGTCGTTGAGGATCTCACGGTCAATCTCAAGAGCGATCTGCTCGGAGAGGATCTGTGTAAGCTCAACCTCAGCGTCCATGCTGTGGTAGGCGTTCAGGTCCTGCGCGAGCTCCGGTGACCAGCGAGCGCGCAGCTTGCGGGTCGTGGCGGTGACTGGGATGCTCTCGATCTTGATGTCGATCTCGGGGATGATCGGCGAGGGCGAGCTGCCGAAGTTCGACTCGAACGAGGGGATCGTGAGAGTCGAGGCGTCGGAGCTGTCGACGTTGAGTGAATCAGCGATCGCGTACGAAGCTGTGAGAGCTGTCGAGGCGGCTCCGGCAGCCGGAGTGTAAGCGCCTGAAACAACTGTGAGAACGACAGCGTTGGCTGATCCAGAGGCAAGGAGCGGGTTAGGGGTGAAGACACCTCCGACCAGAGTTCCAAGCTGATTCAGACGACGAACGTTAAGAATGTTGTTTCCGCCCTGGAAGGTCTCACCTGGAGCCGCAAGGCCGGTGACTGATGCAGCCTGTGCTGAGTGGAGAGCAACCTCCTTGACCTGCTGGAAGTCAACGTTGGCAGGGAAAGACGAGCAGTTCAGGAAAAGGAACTGGAATCTTCCACTTCCAACGTGACCGGGATCTTCCTCGATGAGGGTCGAGATCTGCGGATCAAACTGGAGGAAACGTCCGTCCGTACCTGTGGCAAAGCAGGTGACGCTGTTGGTGATCGAGCTTCCGCCCCTGAAGGCGCCGCGCTGCGCGACTGAGACACCAGTTGAGGAGGAGTGAACCTTCGTGAATCCTGTTCCAACGAGATCGTACTGTCCACCAGCAGCGAGGGATCCGGAGCGGACACCCTTGCCAGTTGGGTTGTTGTAGATGGACTGACCGGACTTGTAGGTGGCACCCGAGCTTGACTCGCCTGTCGTGAGCGAGGAATCACCGCCAACATCAGAGCCGTAGGTGTAATCCAGGTAGAAGAGCAGACCAGAAGGAAGGCTCATGGGCTGGATCGAGACGAGCTCGTTGGCCACAAGACCGCCGAACACGCGACGAACGATCGGGAAGGCGATGTTGGTGAAGCCGCGGATGTCGCCGGATGAAGTGCCAGCGCCGGCGCCCGTGCCGAGGGTGTTAACCTCGCGGAGGAGCTGTGCAGCCTGGTTCTCCATGAGGCGAGCCATGTTGTCACGCTTAACGCCATCGAGACCACGAAGAAGACCTGTGCGGGTCCACTTCTCAACGAGGCGGCGGCCCTCCTCGGTGATATTGCGATCACTGATTCCCTCAGTGAGCATGTTTAACGAAAAATTCTTAGACATTTCTTTGTTTCTCCTAAGTGCTTATGATTACTTGATGCCTGCAAGGGTTGCCCAACGATCAACCTCATCTGCACCGCTCATTCGGGCAGCTGAAGACGTGACCGGGCGTGATGCCAAGCCGGCTGTGTGCTTGACTGACTCATTGAGAGACTCATTCTTCTTTGTGATGGAAGTGGAGAGGCTCTCGTAAAGCAACTTGGCCTCGCGAAGATTAGATGCGCCATCAAGTGCCTCAATGATTGCGCGACGTTGATTTGGTGCAACGTCCTTGTTCTGGAGGATCTTGTTGACGTAAAGAAGCTTTGCGTTGAACAAGTTAAGATCGGAAAGTTGCTCACGAAGCGTTTCAACTGCGCCTCTGTAATCATTGAGCTGTTGTCTTAGAGCACGATTTTCCCGTGCCTCTTTCATAAGTGCGTGCTTCATCTTCTCTGTCTTGGCAGCTGTCTTGTTGATTTCAACCTCAAGAACGTCTCCCTCAAGAGTTCCACCGCCAAAAGCATTTGCTGCGGCTGTGTGAGAAGCATGTGAAGATCCTTTCTTCTTGCCTGACTTGGCTTCGCGAAGCCTCATAAGCTCGCGACGAAGCATATTTTCGTCTATCTCGTAGACTGCCTCAGCCATCTCTGCAGGCTCTCCTTCGGCTGGAGGTGCCTCGGCGCCTGGTTCTTCCTCGGCAACAACCTCTTCTCCCTCGCCTTCCTCTTCAACGAAATCAATATCTGGAAAGAGATCAGATGCCATCTGTTTCTCATCTGTTGTTCCGAAGATCTTAAAGACTGCTTCATCGAGATCATCATCATCATCATCCATATTCATCATCTCGTCGAGTTCATAGAGATCTTCATCCATGCCATCCATGTCCTTTATGTCCTTCATGCCTTTCTTCATTGATTTATCTCCGTTTAATTTTTTTGAATGCTTAGCCTCAGAAACAATGGAAGCCTTAAGCTCATCAAGATCTATCTCATAGGCTTCACCAGTTGCAGCTTTTTCGGCATTGCTCTTTTCGTCTTCTTCACGAAGCATACTCATGAGCTTATTCTGCTCATCATCTGTCAAAGAAGAAAAGGCCTCAGAGAGCGCCGCAAAATCTTTTGACTTCTTAGAAGATCCACTGTTAAGAAGTCCTGCAAGAGAACGAAGAGCAGATTCATCAAGCTCAACCTCTTCACCCTCCTGCTCTTCATCTAGCGCAGATGACAAAAAATCAGCATCCTCATTGATTGAGTTGCCTCCAACAAGCTGATTTTCAATTAGTTCTCTAATTCTTGGAGTAACAGCCTCAATGATGGCATTCTTTGCGTTCTGCTCGGCAGCTTCTCTAAGCTGTCTTGCATCTGCTATTGCTTCTTCGAAGAGTGATTTTGACATGCGTCAATTAGCCTCATTGCTAAAATTATGTATATCTATTCTTTCCATTCTTCCCGATCTACTTAATCCTTGCTATTTTTAGCTTTTTCCCAACTCTGTCTCTTATCTCTGGATCAATCGCATCAAGAAATCTAGAGGGTGCATCAGGTGTATCAATCATCGGAGAGAGAACTCCCTTTGTCCATCCATAAGGAGACCCATCAATCCTACCTGGTGCAACCGTATATGCTGGATTAACAGAAGTACCGCCAATCGCTGGTCCGTCAAATCCTTTCATTGGAAAAGGAACAAGCCCTGAAAGGATTGAAATGTGCGACTCGCTCTCAGCAAGATTGAGTCTATTCTTAGAAAGCGTGAACCTATCAGTCCTGCTGTATGACTCAGGAGGTCTTCCTAGATTTCCATAAGAAAGCTTCTTATTAATCATAGCCTTGAGATCTAGCATCTCATCTTCGATTTCTTCTTTCGGGCCATCTTCTTGTGTGTATGGAAAAGTATTTCCTGACTTTGTAGGCTCGGTTTGGAATCCTTTTCTTCCAGTAAAACCGTATCCTGCGCCTGTCCTCTGGTCATGGACAAATTTAGGCATTAGGTCCGACCATCAGACCCAAGATATGACCGACCAATGATGTATGATCCAATTGTCTGACCTCTAATTCCGTCGGTTGTAAGGCTCGGTGAGACAGCGCCTAAACCAAATCCATACTCATTGCCCTTCTCGGGAAGATTGCCTGTGTACTCGGGCTGGTCAGCAGGTTGAGTGCTGCCTGGCCCAGGAGAAGCCGGATTAGGTACATAAGCAGATGCAGGCAATCCTTCACCACCTGTAGCAACTGTATCTAGATCAGGTGCATTAGGGAAATTCAAATTAAAAGTTCCAAACATGTATCCGCCATCATTGATGACTCCTTCTGTTACTCCAATGTTTGGAATCAAATCTCCTGCGCCGCCGCCACCGTTAAGTGCAGATATTCCTGCATTTCTAACAGCAGTCTCGCTGTAAATGGTACCAACAGGAGTCGCAAACATCGCAGACAAGTTGACATCACTCCTGTGCCCATAGCCTCCCTCACCGGGAACGCCTAAAGGAACAACTGTGCCAAATTTGACTGATGACATTGCGACTCCTGTCTAGTTTTTTAAGTTACTCAATCTCAGAGATGATCTGACGGCGGAGAGCAAGGCGACGCTCCTGGAGACGTCGAAGCTGATTGCGAAGATTTTCCTCGTGCTCCTTGAGCATCTTCATGGCCTCGAGCTTCTTGCCAGGAGTTTGTTTCTTGGCGTGAGGAGGAGTGCCAGGATAGTCCTCATCCATCTCCATATACATTTCCTTCTTGGCCTTTGGATCGAGCGCGTGCTTCTTTTCTTCCTTGCTCATCTTTGCAGTCATCTTTGCCTTCTCCTCAAGAACGAGGCGACGAAGTGTCTCTGGTGTCAACTTGATTGCCATTTTAAAACCCCTTAGGTTACATTATTATTTATTACGCTGCCTAGAATTTTCCAGGCAACTTCTCAGCAAAAGCGAGAGATGCCCACTTTTCAGCGCTCTCTCCAAAAATATCTGTGGGATCACTTCTGAGCATTGCTTTTGCAGCTGCATCTCCAGCAGATGCAACCATTTGCTCGTGATTTGTCATTGATGTCGACTCATTCATCTGTCTATGCGCACCGCTTCTAGCAGTATCAGCAAAAATGTCTGCAAGAACAGGATCAGACGTCAAAGATCTTGCAAGATTCTGATTTTGAATAGGCGATTGAGCTGCCTGACTTTGTCTAATTTCATTCTTACTAGGCAAAAAGCTAATTTTGTCAGCTATGTTTGTCCTTCGGACTGGTGCCTGAGGGTCTGCTTGTCTAGCTCGAGTCTGCACAGATTTGTTTTCATTTATTGAATGCGATGTCTCATTCAATCCTTCCGATAGAATCTCGACCAAACACTCCTTAACAAGACCTTTTAAATCATGCCTTGTCATTTTCATGGTTCACTTCCAAGCCTTTATGTCATTGAAAATTCTATTAATTCTGTCCGATCTATTAAAGGTTGCACGTAGGTCAGCTGGATTAATTAATCTAGACTCCTTAAGCATAAATGCACCGGGTGTGCTAGGCTCAGAAACTATATCAAAGCATATGAGCTGAAAATCTTCCTGAACAACAAGATTTCCACCTTGCTGCTTTGTAGATCCTACACCGCGACTTGATATTCCGAGAGTAACTCCGGATTCAATGAGACTCTGCAGTATTTTTCCACTAGGAGTATCTAGAAGCTCAACAGCACCGTAGACAGTGTCACCTTCCATCCTGGCTTCTCTAACAATGTGAGAAGCGTTCTTTAGCTCAACAACTGACGTGTCTGGATGGTCGCATTCTCCGAGCGCACGATTTTCTTTTATAAATTTTTGATAATTTACAATTTCTCTTTCCAAAATTGGCTTTGGATAGATTCTTCCATTTTGGTTCAATGTATCAGAACGCTGGATCACACCTCTTAGAAAGATCTTTCCGTTGTTTTGAGACCTCGACTCCTTGACAAGCGAGGGATTTATTGAAAGCGGCATCCACTCTGTCAACAAAGAAAGCGCGCTCATTTTTCCTCCCTGGACTCTTCAATGAGCTGTGCAAGAGTCATAAGCTTTCCAAGATTATCATCATTCAGTATTTTAATGTCAAGAAACTCAACTTTTCTTCTAACATCTTTCAGATTTTCTTGGATAATTTGATTTTTTTCTGATTTTTCTAAAACTTCGAGACAAATCAAAGAATTTGACTTAATCTTCTGTGCTCTATCAATCATGTTCTGCGTTGGGCCCGCTGCTGTGTCAAGCATGACATAGTCTCTGATCAGGCTTCTCTGATCCTCAGTTAGCCTACCCATATACTTCTTGTTAAATTTCTCGTTCAAGATCTTCACTACAAGAGTATCAATAGGAGTTTCTGGATTCTCAAGCGTTATAGGCTCAATTTTTTCGCTCTTTAGCATCTCAACAAGCTTTGTTTCAACAAGCAGAGTCTTAGAGAGGTCAGATCTGTCACCTAGCGACCACTCGTTCAAGGCTATTTGAATTGTTGCGAGATCTCTATAGTTTGATATTCTCCTGTGAAAGAATAGATCATCATTAAGCCTGTGATTAATATCTCTTATGAGTAAAGATTTTTCCCTGTCAAGCTTGGCATGATCAATTCTTTTGGCAGCTGATTTAGTTTCAGTCAAGATTACGGCTGAGACAGCAGAATCGGATACACGAGTCTTTGAAAGAGCGTTAAAAAGCCTGAATTCCTTGAATAGCTCTGTATCTTTCGAAAATCTCTGAGCGATGATGTCAAGCGCTATCTGCGCTTTTTGCTTGTCGCCTTCAATTAAATACGAGGAAACAGAGCGTAGCAATAGCTCATAAACTATTCCAACATTTCTTTTTTTATTGTGATTTATCAATGATTGATTCATGTTTCCTCCTCTGGCGTATTTGACGCAGAGATTGTGTTCCCTAATGATCTAATTATTCCCTCGACCTCAAGATCGCTTCTCTCGATTTGACCAATTTTTCTAGAAAGATAGTTTTCAACAAATTCATCATTTTCTGAAAGATCTGGCTTGTGGGCATTCTTAAGCGGGTTGATCAGGTCTTGCTTTTCTCCAAATGGATGTGCAATTGAATCTCTTGGATCTTTCTTGTCAGATCTTACCATGTCATGGTGATGTGTTCTGGTGCCAATTGTTCCAACAGGCTTTCTTCTAGACTTGTTGTATATCTCTCTTTCTGCATAATTAGGACCAATCTTTGTTTTTTCGTCGAGCAAGCTTCGAACTGACGGTTCTTTTCTTGTCAATCCAGAAAAAGCTCTAACTGGTAGTCCCTTAGCTGCAGCTATTTTTGAAAAATCAACATTTTCCTCATCTTCAAGCTCAGTAACCACTGGGAGTCGGTCTTGATTTCTAGAGTCGCTAGCTGTCAAAGGGCCAGGCTCTTCAGATCCAAGCTCGAGACTTCCAGTCGGCTCAGCGCCTGGCTCCTCTTCACCACCGGATTCTCCTTCCGCGCCTGGTCCCTTCTCTGGTTCGGGAAGCTTTACTGCTTCTATCTTGAGTGAAAATTCCTTATCCTGAATGATGCTCTTCTCAATTTCAGAAATCTCTTCATCAGGCATCATGAACACATTTTTTCTTATCCAGTCCATGCTTACAAGGTTTTCAATATTCTTTGCTGCCTGGGCAATTGTAAATTTTGTGTTGTAGAGCTCAAGCTTTTGCTGTTGCGCAATCGTTGAGGGGTTTGTGAGCTTGAGTTCGAAATCGAGAAGATCGTGACCATCAAAGCCATTACAGTAAAGATGAACGATTGCAAGCTTGTTAAGTTCAGAAACTATGGTTCTTTGAATTCTATTGATGGACCTTGAAAACCTGATGTCTTCCTGCGAAAGAGTAGCCTTGGCACCCAGACCCTCATCGTATCCAAGATATGCCTTTGGAATCTTGAGTGCTGCAAAGAGCTTCTTTTGGATGTATTGAACATCCTCAATTGCAGCTGCATTTTGTCCTCCAGCAAGATTATCAACCTTTGTACCTGTTTGACCGCCTCTGACTGGAATGAAGTAGTCCTCATCAACAGACATCGGATTGTATCTCAGATCAACTCTTCCCGTTGACCTATCAATAACTTGGCTCTTTTTGAGTGTAGCCTGAGCCTGCTCCATGTAGTTTGGAATTTCTTCCGGTGGAACATTTCCAACATCAACGTAGAAAACTCGACGATCCGGTGCTCTTACAATTCTATAGACTAACATTGCATCTTCGACAAGAATCATCTGACGCCAGATCCTTCTTGCTGCCTCAAGAACAGATGTTCCATATGGCAAGAAGGCATCATTTCCAAGCAACCTGAAATGTGACACTTGCCAGTTCTGAAGTGTTTGATTTCCCTGCGTTACCCACCGATATCTAACCGCTAGTGGATCATTCTTATCAAATCCCTCTTCACGCTCGATCTCGTTGACTGCAATAGGAAAAACATTTATAACACCGTGTTCAGGAGAAACGTCATTAAAAAGAAAGAAGTCTCCGTACTTGCACATATTTCTGACCCACGACGTCATATTGAAGTTGACGTTTAGTGTGTCAAAGAATAATTCGTTAAGCAACCTCTGAATTTGAGCATTTTCAGAATAAATGTGTAGAACATTTCCCTTGTCGTCTGGCGAGACTGATTCTTCAGAGTAAATGTCAAGTGCGCTCGCGATTTCAGGAGTGTATTCCATCTCTTGAAAATCTGAGTACCTTGCCATTCTATCATAGGCGCCGTAGGCACTCATGGCTGTACTGTAGACGTTGCTCTGCGTTTTTCTGAAAAGCTCATATGCTGATGAGCTTGCCTCGCTAGGCTTGTACTCTCTTACTCTTCTCTTAACGACTGGTCCGCTTCTGAAGAGCGTAGTCAGTCGACCGAAGATGTTTTCATTTTTTGCCATTTTATCCTCTATAGACCCACGCAAATTCTGGTGGTATCATTCCCGGTTGTGATCTTTTTCCGCCTGTAACCAGATCTCTCTTGGCTTGAACATTTTTTATGTGTTCATTATTCATAATACTATTCGAGGCACCGTTAAAGTGATTAGTATTGACTGACATTCCTGCCAGCATTGCTTTGTTTATTGCTCCTGAATCTCTAGAGTGCTCAGATGATGCATCGTACAGCCATGCTCCAATAGCGAGAGACATAACAAGGTCGTCATTCTCTCCCTTCATTGCAGCAACTCGATTATCTTGCCAGACGAAAGTCTTTAGTTCGTCATAGAATCTCGAAGAATAGGTTATTAGAAGCTTGTTTCTTATAAGCTCCTCAAGCTTTGTCAAAATAAGGCCGCGTGTCTTTCCGCTTGTGTTAAATCCGGCAGACTCAGTATTTCCTGGAGGAACATAATCTCCAATGTAGACCGCGTTGCTCTTTTGATAATACATTCTCGGATAGTTCAGATCTCGAAGTCGAATGATTGTCGCATATCCGTATGTGTTATTTTCTGGGCAGAGAAGTGCCTTATTATACAACAATCCGTATTCACACAGGAGATCACCAAAACGGTCTGGGGCAATCTTTCCTTTGTACTCTGCTACGATCTCTCCGGTCGTTAGATCTATGATGTGAAATGTGGAATAATCTTTTCCGTCGCCTCTTGAGACGTCGGCTGATATCAGGTATTTGTTCTCAGAAAGCGGGTACTTCCAGACCCAAACGTTCCTGTCAAATCCCTTTCTCTCTATTGGATTCTTGATATTGTTGAAAACCCACTTCAGCTCATCATCTCCTAGAAATGTCTCACCAGAAGATGCAAAATCGCACAGGAGCTCCTGTGCGATCTGTCGTGGGGACATGTTTCTTGTCTCTTTTTCAAACCATTCCTGATCTCTCTCGGGATGAACATCCCAGTTCAGCTTAATTGCTTTGAACTCGTTGATACCAGACTCAGCCTCCTTATAAAGCTTGTAGTATTGTCCACCAACTCCGTTAGGGGTTGAAAGAACAATTGCACGACCTCCTGTGGACAGAGTAGGGTAGAGACCAGTCCAGAGCTCATCAAAGTTCTTAACGAAAGCAGCCTCATCAACAATTAGAAGTGATAGAGACTCAGATCGGCCTGCATCATCAGATGTTGGAATTGCTTTAATAGAGGATCCATGGCTGAATTCTACAAATTGCTTATTATCAGCAACTATCTGCGGAAGCATCAGCCAAGGCGGTAAGTTTCGAAGTATAGTTTTTGTTTTCTTTATGAAGTTCTGTGCCACCTGAAGCTTTGTGGCAATAATGAGAATATTTTTGTCTTTTTGGAAGAGTGCAAGCCATACTGCATAGGCAGCGACAAGCGTTGACAGTCCAAGCTGTCTTCCCTTAACAACAACAGTGAATCTATTTTCTATAAAGCCTCTGACGCATTCGTCCTGGAATTGATACGTCTTAAACGGGAGCAATCCCTTGGTTGGGTGCTGAATCTTAACATACATGTTGAAAAAATAGATTGGGTCCTTTCCGCACCTTATTATTTCCTGAACTTGACGCTGTTTGTTAGGTGCTTGTGTGGACACTAATCACCAATTCTAAATGAAGTCTTTCTCCGATAGTAAGCTGTGCGCTTTGGATTGTGAGGAGACATTGAGATCATCTCAACAGAATCGTCTGAGCCTATTTCTTTTAGTTTTAGACTTTTTCCAGTCGACTCCTTGAAAGACTTCTCAAGATTCTTGACAAACTGCTTAAGCATCTCAACCGACTCTCTCTCTTGCTCTCTGACTTGGTCTCTTGGGTTTATTCCCATGACAATGTTTGTAATCGTAGTGTATGTCAGAGTGATTACGTCGCCCTGCATTGTGTGCTTGATGGAGCACGTAGGCGAGACAGAAGTTGAAGTTCCGCCCCACGTCGTATTAAGAATCTGTCCTAGAACATTAATTTCCTGGAAGCTTAGCATCATATCCTCTGGAGCACCTGATTAGGTGCAATCTTTCATTAATATACATATCTATCTGCTCTTGTGTCGGACGCCATCCTTTCTTCCAGTCTGATTGTCTTGCCTCGACAAGCGACATTGCACATTCTTGACACATTTGAAATTTTTTGAAGTAATCCCAATCTCTGCTTAGATCGTGAGGAAATTCACAAACCTTGCAAAAGAATGGCATGTTCTCAGCATGAGACTCTTGCATATCCATCCTCCCATCCAATGTCTATTACATTATCAACAATATCCTTGATTGCGTCAACGTGCGATATGATGAGAATGTTCTTAAAATAAGATTTAAGATTAGTGAGAAGTCGAGCGCATGCCTCAAGATTATTCTCATCAAGGGCACCAAACCCTTCATCGATTATAAACATGCTTGATTTAGGTAAAGAAGAAACATTCGTCAGCGCAACACGAATCGCTATTGAAGATATCATCTTCTCCATACCGGAACCTAGCTCAATTAACCTACGACTGTCTCCGTAATTTATGTAGACCTCCACCGAATTTGAATCATCGCACTCTATCTCAACATTGAATCCTGCAATGCCATCAAGAATCTGTGAAATCTCAGAATTGATCTTGGGTAGAGCTCTTGAAATAATCTCTTGTGGCACGCCCTTCTTGGAGAAAGCCGCCTCAAGTGTCTCAAGAACTCGCAGTGCATTTTGAGAAGAATAAATCTCACTAATCTGGTTTTTCAGCTGCCTGATCTTCTCTGTTTGAACTCCAATCTCTGTTGCGCAAGAGAGTATCTCTTTTTCTTTTTGTCTAAGCGAATCCTCGAGAGGCATCAACCTCAGCTCATCTCCTGATTCTATTTCAGAATTACTGGACCTAATTTCATCAATTTTCTTCTTCACCTGGTCGAGCGTGTGATTTTTATTTGAAATTCTTTCAGATAAAACAGCAATCCTTGATTCAAAGCTTTTCTCCTCAAACTCAAGCTCTTTTTGAAGATCTCTTATCTTTGTAGCTTTCTTTAGGGCATCAATTGGATTTTCTTTCTCGAGAGAGCTTGATCTATTCTTTAGAATCTGAATTGATCTTTCCTTGCCGGATACCTGAGATTCGATGCTAGGTAGCCGCTCTTTGTTTCTGTGTGAATCGCAGATGAACTGGCATGTCGGGTACTGTCCCATACATGGTACCTGCCCTAGAAGTTCAACAGACTTAAGGAGAGTATCTCTCTCGCGCTGCCTAGATCTAAGGTCTTTTTCCTCAGATTCTATTTGTCGAGAAATGTCTCGCTGATCGTTTGACTGCTTCTCAAGCTCTGCAAAGCTCACTTCGCTCAGAGCTTTTCGAGTACGCAAAAGCTTAGAGACAACTAAATCCAGATTGGATTTCTCTCTTTCTAGATCATCCTCTGCCCGCTGAATTTCGAGTGATGTCTTGTTCAGCTCCTCAGAAAGCCTAGAAAGCTCTCTCTTGTTTTTTATTGTGTCCGGTGGGATCTTTCCATTGATCTCAGAAATCAGATTTCTGAGATTTTCTGATTCTTTGATGAGAACATCTTTTTTTGTCTCAAGTTCAGAAATTTTTCTATCAGACAGATCGATTAGATTCTTGCAATCTGTCTCTGTTCCGGAGAATTTCAGTTTAGTCTTATAGGGAGCAATATCCGACTTTACCTTGTTATTGAGCTCCTCAAAATAGTCAATGTCTAAGAACCTGGTCAGCATTTGCTTTCTTGCTGTTGACTTCTCATTGATGAAAAGATTCATGTATCCCTGCGGAGACAAGCAAGTATAGAAGAAATCATCAGCAGTCCCAATTAGACTTCTTAGGACCTTCTCAGTCTCTCTCCTTTGCTCATCATTGAGATCTGTCTTGTCAGCATCCCCTGCGGATTGCTTTGACACAGAAAGCGTAGTGCTGGCCCAAACTTCAGATTTTTTAGGATAGTTTTTAATTGTCTCTCTAGTGATTTCATATCTGTCAGAAGATACAGATAGATCTACTTTTGAACGGCAAGAATCTTTCTTGGCATTGATAACATGCAAATTTTTCATACTCCCTCTGTCAGTTGTGTTGAAGAGAGAGTAAACGATGGCGCCAATAATTGAAGATTTTCCAGTTCTATTCTTTCCAAATATTCCTGTGATCCCGGGAAGAGATCCAAAATCTATTGAGTTTCTATCTCCGTAAGCAAATAGATTATCAAATTCAATCTTATTGAGATCCCACTTGACATTTCTGACGGTATCCTCTGCGCCATCTCTAGAAGATAGATAAAAATCAAGCTGCTTAATAGCCTCACTTGTGACCTCTTCTGGTAATCCCCTCCGGTTGATGAAATCTATCAAAGACTTCTTTACGTCAATAGGAGAAGAGCTCTCCTGTGCTTTAACAGTGTGTCCTGCGGGATCAACGTGAGTCTTGTAGGTTATCTCAATTGGATGAATCTTATTTTCAATCAAGTCGCAGAAATCACGCAGCTTATTAGAGTCCCGACAGGAAACATCTAGCCGCACGCGCGATCTTTCAGGCACACTTTTGAGAGCAAAAACAGGATCTGTATCATCAGAGAATGATACTGTGACAAACGGGTGAATGCACTTGACAGGGTGGAATGTTACGTCAAAATCATTTCTGCTTCTAATGTCCCAAAACAGAAATCCCTTGCTCTGCTCTTCAGCGTAGTTTTGCTGAATTGTTGATCCGCAATATGCAATAGTGCGTTGGCTGTTCAAGAACTGGCGCTTGTGAATGTCTCCAAGTAGTGAAAAATCAAATTTCTCAAAGAAAGAAACTGTTGTTTCTCCCTCGATTTCATACTCTGTATCAGACGTTGCACCCCTCACAGCACCGTGGTAAAGCGCAATGTTGATTTTTCCAGGAACAGGAATAATGTTCTCCCATCCTGAATTGTCGAACAATGAAAAAGCGTGAAAAACAAACTGAGGATAATTTGTTTCGTAAGTTCCAGATTTCTTCATTATTCTGATTCTTGGATCACCTAGCGCAGCAATCACAGGTGAGACAGCATCCTGTCTGTTCTTATTCATAATCAGACCGTCGTGATTTCCAAGCAGGACATCAACAGGTGCGATATCTGCAAGAGACTTAAACCACCAGTGAAGAACATCAATTATCTCTGGTGTTATTCCCTGTGTCTTTGAATGAACAATATCACCGCCGATGTAAATAAGATCAGGCTTCAATTCCTTTAGAGTTTGAAATGCATCTTCAAAAGCTTCTCGATATTCAGCGTGCCGAGAAAGCCCTCTAAAATGTACATCAGCAAAATGTGCAATCTTCATGTTTTTATTCTACACGAGAGAATGCAAATATTCAACCGTTTAATTTTCTGAACATGTGTGCAGTTGAAACAATGAGATCGTCAATACTCTTGTCGCCCGTGCTATCTTCATCCATTCGATCATACAGCGATATTGCTTCTCCGATCATAGAATAAAGAGCATACTTTGGCGTGACGTAGTTTTCGTCGCCCGCGTAGTTATCACACCCGCAGTCGCATCCGCAGCCCTTGTTGCAATTACACACATTGCTACAACCGCAATCTTCGTGATCAATCTGATCATCGACATCACCGGGCAAATCTCTGCGCGCATAAAGCGCATCATCTTTCAGAATTGAACGGACCATCTCTCTAATTGAACGCATAAGCCTACATATCTTCTACAGGATAGAACCGCTTCTGATCATTCCTATTTTGGAGAGAAGTGATGTTTTTGCATTCCAAGGAGAAATAAAACGGATAGATTTTTCAATTTCTTCTCCTGACATTGATCCTAAATCTTTTCCATTTGAAACTGTCAAAATATCGACATTGCATCCATATTCAATCAGAGTGTCAGCAATTTTTCTTTCCTTCTCCTTGGCGTCAGAATCGAGAGCAAGTATTATGTGACACTGATTTTCAACTATTCTTTTGAACAACAGCGAAGATTCAGGCAAGGAAGATCCGAGCATGCAGATGCTATTTTTTCCGAGTCTTATCTGATCAAATATTCCTTCAACCAGATAGACAGGAGAATCCCAATCAACTTCGCATTCGTTGAAAACAATCTTCATCTTGTCGATGGTTGAGTTGACATAGCGCTGCTTTGTGCTCAGGTCTATTGATCTTGAAACAAAATAGTTTTCTTCTCCAGTGCTATCCAGCGAAATAAAATACACTCTCCTAGAATCTTTTCCATTAGGTGTCACACCTGCACGATACCTGTAAAAATCAGAATCAGTCAAACCTCGAGATCTGAGGTATTTTAGTGCAGCTTTCACGTTTGGATCTTTCGAATCCAGTAGATTTACTAATGGAATGAAACCTGCTGGATATTCAAATTTTTGTTCCTGGTTAGAGTCAACATCATATGAAAACTTTTGATTCAAAAAGTTTCGTCTGTACTCTTCAAGAAGGTCTCTGCCCTTGTACTTCCTAAGCAGAGGAACAAGAGTTCTGCCCTTGGTGTTGCAAACCCAGCAATGAAAACCCCAGGTGTTCAACGAAATAGAAAGCTTTTTCTTTTTATTATCCTTGCACGCTGGACAAGCAATGGCAATATCATCGCCGCTGCGAGAAAGAACACCTTTTCCAAAGGATCGTTCAATAAATGAGATCTTTTCAGTAAAAGTTGATTGCACAATGTAATCAAACAAAGAAAATCTACTCTTTACAACCTGTTAATCCGGCAAGTGCTATTATGTATGCATCTGCCATGTCGTAACAGATATCCTTGCGTTCGCCGTTCTTTTTCAGAGGCCACAAAACTTCGACCCGAGGTGAAACCCAGGAAAAGACTTTTTCCTTAGTAGAGACCGTCTTATCCTTGTGATTCATCCTCAGCCCGACGTGATTTCTTGCATTTGTGACGTTAAGCAGGACAGGATCAACACCAAACACCCGGTAAGCTATTAGACTGCAGGCTCCGTTGAATCTTGCCAACGTATTGATCGTATGAGCGGATGAGAGACCCCTTCTAAAAGAGCTCAGGTTTTGCTCAATGAAAACTTCGGAAATTTTCATTTCTTTAGAAATGCCTGTGAGCTCACGAGTTATCAGATCACATTTTTTGGAAAATGTATCCTCTTTTGTGAGAACTATGGGAGAAATTTTTAGAATATTTCCATTCTCATCAAGGCAGCATATTCCAGTGCAAGAAGTAGATACGTCTAATCCAACAACAACCCTAGAAGTCATATCTTAGCCTAAAAACGATCTCATCACCTTCTCTCTTCTGGATTGACTGTGCTAGTTTTGCTCTCATTACAACGTTAAAATTCTCATCGTGTAAGTTTATACCACTAATATACGTGAATTCATCGGCTTGTTCAGACCGAAGTGACGTAGGCGGAAAACTCTGGTATGTTGGATTGTAAGAGTTGTTGACTTCTCCCGGAGATGCAGGAACTGTAAAATTTGCAACAATTCGGCGTGTATCTCCCCTGAATGACATCTCGAATCCGGTCTTTCCAAAGAAAGGAAGATGAGGAGATAGTATTGCGACAATTCCGTGAGAATAGAAGATCGAACCGACTCTGTTCCACTTGGCAGGAGGAGAGATGCAGTCGGATCGATAGAGATTTCCTTTTTCGTCATCTCGAAGGGTGGAAGATATTCCACCAGATCCAGACATATTTAAATCAGAGATAGCAAAAGTTCCAGGTATTATCCTGTTCATATAGTATATGCTAGGAATAGTGAATATCACAACCCTGTTTGAGCTTCGATCTGCAAGATCACCAACGGCTGTTGGAAAGTTTATATCTTGCAAAAACGGTAAATAAGGAGAATCTGACCCGTCATAGCTAAATTCTCCAAATTTTGTTACTGGATAATAAGAGCTTATAGGTGCAAGATTTTCAAGAGAAAGAATCATTGATGAAGCAAAATTCGAAGCGGTGTGAAATCTTGTTGAATCATTATCAAGTATGCTGAAATCAGGCTCAAAATTTCCATTATCGCATGGAAGTATTGTGAAATTTCTTCTTCTAACACTAGGCTGCTTCATAATTAGGCTGTCGACAGTTCCCTCTCTTGAATCAAAGGTACCCGCAAGTTTGGTAAATTCTGACATACCATAAGCTCTGGACTGCTTCTTTTTTGCAAAATCGATCAAGAAATTTTGAGTATTAACATATAGCGCGCTGTATCCTAAAGCCATCCTGTGAAAGATAGGATCGTCTGTTTTTAGCTCATTCGTGGAAATCGGAGTGTAGGGAACAATAACGGCAGCAGGAATAGAAGATGTGAAGAAAGGAGGCAAAAAGAATGCAGGACCGCCATCAAAATCTTCTAGCTGATACAGTTTGTTTATTGAGTTAATTTCATTATCAGGAACGTATCTTTTGAAAATTGACAGATGATGAATCTCTGCATTTAGAGGATTGCTAAGTGTTATTCCTACAGGATCTGACGTGCCCGGAACTGTGTCTGTTTCAGTTCCGTACGTCGCTGCTGCTGTAGAATTGAAAAACCTTGCAATCCTGTCTCCGCTATCATAAAAGTTTCCAATCATAAGGGCATCACTTGCAAGGCCCGTGGATATTGTCTGAAAATTTGCGTTGAATCTGGTTAGTGATTTATTGACCTGTATCGATCCCGTTCCGAAGCTTCTTTGAGAAGCGCCCCATCTAATTGTTACTCTGTTCCACGAGTCTCTGTCAAGAACATCAGGAGTTGCAAAAGTTAAGTCAGAAGGTGCTGCAAGGGGTAGCGAGTCTAGATTCAACCTGTCTGGTTTCACATCTGCGCTTTGACTTAGCTGAAGCACTATTCTGAACTTATCAGGCTTCTGGTCGGGACCTAGCGTAGAGCCACTCGCAAGAGATATGCATATTGAAGATGAGATGTGGAGTATTGATCCTGCGTGATATCTTCTAGCCGCTTCAATTGGTGCACGAGGCTTTATAAAAAAATCAACAGTAAATTCCTTGTCAGGAGTGTAATCTCTAATTCCTTTTGCATTTGGAAAATTAGGAAACACTATTGCCGATGCTGTTGGAAAATTACTTGATGAAACAAAATTGATGCAGTTGTAATTTGTGTAGGAAAAAAATGACAGTGGATTTTCAACAAGTTGATCTGGGATAAGAATTTTTCTCACCACTCGTCTATGTAAATTCTGCCAATCGTGGGGGTCTGTATTGAATGAAACGATGCCTGTTTGAAGATTGATTTCTGGTGCAGATATCTTGCTTGGTGACTCTATCCGAATAGGATGTGTCTGAATTATATTCTTTTTTCCGACGCCGGTGTTATTGACATTGTTGACATATGCAGAGATCTGCTGAAATATATTAGTTGATCCTAGCTTATAGGACTCACTTGCATTATAAAGAAGATCATCGTCAGGTGTAATACCAGCTGTTTCAACAAAGGAAACTCCAGAAATTGAACCTGGAATTACCTTAATTGACTGGGATGGTTTTGACAAAAGTCTTATGCTGCCTGTTATTCCCGACGAAGATGAAGAAAAAGACTGGCTTGGCTGCAGAAGCAGCGTATTTATTTCGACTAGATCGGGACTAATGACAACGACTGACATGCAACCTCAGAAATCGAGTCGAAGTCTAAGTGTGAGCTCCTTCTCTGGTGACTTCTCAACTGGTCGGGAAAGCTTTGCAACAGCAAGCAAATTATCTGCTGCATCGTACAATCCAATTGTCGTGATGAAAACAAACGGTGTCTCTGTCAACTCATTTCCTTCGTTTATTACGACTATCCTTCCGTCTGTATCCGTATAGGTTGGATTTGACGAGTAGTTAAACTCATCAGCAGTTGCTCTGCAGAACACAAGGGTAGAATTTATAGTCGTGATGTTTTGGAAAGTTATTGATGTATCGTTTGCGTTGGATATATTTCCAAATCTAACTGATGCCAGATGATTGACAATGTCGTCAATTGAGGCCGATACAACAAAGTCTGGAATAAAAGTTGCAGAACGATTTGTGACAGCAGCAAACTCTCGACCGATGAATGTGCTTCCTGCAGACGTTGTTGTTCCTGCAAATATGTCAGACCCCGTTGCTGCGCTTATTGTGCCGCTCATATGCTGATCATGGAAAAAGGTTTTCTTCATGTCAAGAACAGCGACACCGTAGTCATAGAATATCAACCCAAGTTTTTCATTTGTGTTCTGAGAGTTCACAAGGTTTGCAACAGTTCCTCCGTAAGTGAACTGAGGAGTTGATCCAGCACCTGCGTCTGTTATGATCATCGAACCAGACGCTCCCGGAAAGTTGATATTGGAAGCAGTCAGTCCATTAAGGATTGTCTTTTCATGAGATCCTGCAAATGTAGATCCATCAAGAGTTGCAGATCTAAAAAGCTTCATCGCAAAAGTTTCAGGCTTTATGCTGTCTCTAGAGAACAGTCGCTTGAATGGCATAAAGAGAGCAGATTCAATTTTATCAGAATCAGTCCCGCCAGTGAATGGAGACGAGAACTGAGATGTTGCATCTCCAAGCAAGGCCTGTGCAAACTGATTGTAGACTTGAACCTTTTCTCTCATCATGGCAGTGTTTGATGCGAACGTCAATTTTCCAGCTGTATCAACTCCGTATCCTGGAGATCCAGTAACAACGCTGCTCGAAGCAAACAACCCTACTGTGATGTCGAACATCTCATTTGCTGTTGCGAGCGTAAAGTCCTGGTCGAAGACTGTCTGGAAGATGGATGATGTCAAAGAAGCAGCGCCAGATCCCGAAACAAAGACCTCGTAGCTTTTTCTTGTGTTTGATCCGCTGATGCTCTGCTGAACAACATCAACAAGTTGATTCAGGAAAGAACGAGTTGTCTTTAGGTCTTTTGGTCCTATGCTCTTGTAAACAGGCATTTTTATTCCTACTGTGTTGTTGTGATGTTGACAAGAATATCAGCTCTCTGTCCAGAATTTCTTCCTATTACACTCACGTAAGTTGCAACGTAGGTTGTTCCAGGAACCTTGTATGCGAGCTGTGTTGCTGCAGGAACTGCCTGTGGCGTAAGTGTGAAAGAGAGCCTCGAGAGAGGATTTGTTGCAGCAGTTGCGTCAGCTGGGAATGTGTATGTCGCAATGCTAGTCGAAGATATGGAGGTCGGCACCGACACGCTCGTAGAAGAGGCACGCAGGAACCTATTGTCAACACTAACGAAAAAGTCATCATCTATCATCTCGGCAGCAGCAGAAAATCCATCCTCAATTGATAGCTCGATACTGATGGTCTTCGAAGTTGTGCTGGAAAAATTCAGAAGAATTGTCTCGTTAGGCGACAGTGAGAGCCTTGGCAAATAAGTCACAACATTTGAAACTGTTGAAATACTAAGCAAGCTATTTCGTATGGCAAGTGTTGGATTTGTTAGTGCCTCAAACATTGGTGTGTTCTTCTCTATCTTTTCCTTTCCAACATTTCTACCATACTGCTCTATTATTCCATAGTCAACACCATCATCTGATAATGCAAACTTTGTGATGACAAATCTTCCTTGGCTCGCAAGGAGCCTTCTGCCCGTGTCAGTAAGAACAGCATCAAGTATGATGTTGTTTGAATCCTGATTGAGGAATCCCATTTTAAAACCCTCGCTACTTTAAATATCCACGCCTTGAGTGCACAGTTAAAATCAATCTGCAGTATAAAACCTTGCGAGACTGATCGGTATTCCATCTGAATTTACGCCGCTCTTTCCTACAAATATATCGAATATTTGACTTTTTGCGAGATTTATTTCAGTCAAGCTTATTTTGTAATTTGCAACACCAATTTCATCCTTTGAAATCAAAGAAAGACTTTTTCTCTTTCTAGTTACATCAGAATACTCAGGATCAAAGTAGACTCTAATCCTGCTGTGACCGCTATCTGTGATTAGATCGCTGAAAAAATCTGCCTCGACGTTGACATTTGGATATGGCTTGGGAGCTCCTTCTGTTGAGACTCTTGAAATTAATAGTTTTCCTGTAATTTTGTCAAACCTTACCCGAAACTGATCTGAATATGCAGAAGATAGCCCATGTGCATCAATTGAACAAATTGAGTAGATGAAATCGCTAGAAATATCAGAAAATTCTCTATCAATGTAGTGCTTAACTGGTCCGACTGATTTCTCTATCTTTTCTTTAGGAATATTCTCGCCTGTTGTATAAGGAAGTATCGTCTGATCGAAGTTGATTTCTGTAATCAAAGAAAAAGGATCTTCAATGCTTTTCCTTCTAAAGACTTGAAATCGCTTTATGTCTTTTTGTGTATTTATTGGAAAGTTCCAACGAATATAGAGGCCTCTCAGAGTCTGCTGAAAGGAAATATTATTAGGCGGAAGTGGTGGAATGTTTTCAGTGCATTGAACGGTGGTGTAAGTACCTTTTGTTGCAACAAATATTGTTGCAATGTCGTAACCATCAAAAAACTCGCTTCCTGATTCTCTTGGTGAAATTATGTAAGTTCGATATACAGTTCTAATTCTGTAATTGTAAACTCCCCCATATCTTACCTGCGAGTCTGTGAAGGCAGTTTCATTAGGATCCTCAATGATGATATCGTCATGTCTTAGAGTAGATCCGTCAACCTGTTCTCCGTATTTTTCAATAATGTAACCAATCCTTGATGTCCTATAAGTTTCATACACACTAGATTCCTCTGCGCTTCCAAATAGAACACTTGATCTTACATATTTTGTTTCAATTACTTTCAAAGATACGTCTATTTCATCTTCAGAAATTTGAAAAGGATTTGAGGAGTTTGATCTTGCACTATCCTGAATTGTCTGTGCCTCTTCTATTGGAAAAGCAAATTCATCAGAGAATGCCGAAGCTTGCCACCTTGTTGTAGTCCTAAGAACGTCTGCTACAAATAGGGAATTTAGAGAGATTGCAAGGTTCAAGGTCTTCGTATCTGACTCGTAGAGGTCTACTATCTCTTCTCTTGCTTGTGCTTTTGAAAATCTGTATCCTTGCGATTGAAATCTTGAGACGTTCAAGAATCCTTTTGTGCGTTCGGGTATTTCTGCATCATCGACTCCTTCGAATGCAGCATATATCTTTTCATCGACAGATGTGTCATGAGCAAGGACACTTGAAAATTTTGTGCTGAATGGTGCATCTTCAAATATGACTTGCTCATTTTGTGCAGCAGTTGTAAGAACTCCTTTGTCCAGCGTTGTCGGCAAATATTTTGATCTTACAGAAAATGAAAGATTTATTTGTCGAGGATAGACTCCATTCTCCCAATTTTCAACTATAAAATCATACTGATCGCTCTGTGCATCGACTGCACCAAGAGTTACAGTTTCAGAGACTCCTTCGTCTCTTGTATAGTAATTGTAGACAAATTGTCCAGATATCTGCTCCTTCCCAGTCAGAGATAGAAGATAAAAAGGGGTGCTGATTGACGATGTGATGTCAAACAGGTCAACGTCTGTGACGTAAGAAGACATTAAATCTCCACCTGTGAATAAAATTCAGTCACAATGTCATCAAACTTGTCTCCATTTATAACAAGGTAAACAAGTCTATCAAAAGAAGGCGAAGCTTCGAGCTCATCGATCATTCTAGAGGTTATGAAATCTCTGTGCATCATTATCATTGCCCTTAGCCTGTAGTATTGAAGTATTTCATCGCTAGATCCAAAAGTCCTATATCCTTGTTCTTCGAGTGCTTTATCAGCAAATGTCTGCTCCCGATAGGTCTCTTTCATTGGTGCCTTTGTCGAAGCATATCTTGGATAAAGACCGTAGATATCTTCAACGTAGGCTTGCAGAGCAGCCTGAACTACATTTGCTGGTATGTCTATTGCCTTGACGTTATCCGATGAATCTCCGCGCCTTAGAGACTCCAGTGAAGATCCGTCGTTAGATATTTTTAGAATCGAAATATCATCCTCTGCTGCAGTTGAGAACTCTATGCTGGAATCAAAGTTGTCATCAATATTCGGGACAAGAGAGCAATAAGGCCCGCCTAGATTTGGCCGTCTATTTGTAGACTGTGTGTTGTAGGAAAAATTATAATCAGCTCTCTTTCCTACCGGATCGAGTGTGTTGGCTGCGCCCGAGTAGGCAGTAACTCCAAAATACTCATTTCTATCATCTAGCGCAAATCTCATTCTCTCAAGCATCCCATAGGGGACACCTACTATGCAAATCTGAAGATCATTCTTGTCAGGAATAATATTTTTGAATGCTGCCTTCACCAACGACCTGTAGCTCTCCGATCGGGTTGCGACTGCGGAAATTTGAGTACCCGGAATCAGAGTTTGATATCTTTTTGATCTGTACAGCAGCTCAACAACAGAATCTATTGTTGAATATCTTGACACAATACGTGCAGTCTTTGAAGAGTCACCTCCATAAACATCGGAAATCTGATCGTAGAGATTTATTATGCTCTGAATTAGACTGCTTTGTGATTTTAATACAGTGTTCTGGTACGCAAGCAAAGACTGCATATCTTGAGAAGCTTGCAAAGCATACTTGATTGGTGACCTAATTTTTTTGAAGAATGATGAATCTATTAAAGAAATCTGATCTGGATCCGGAGTGATCCCTGTAATCTTGGAAAATCTCTCAAATCTCATGTCTGCAGAAGTCGTCTCCTCCAGAGCCTCGCCAAGACAATCAGATAATGCTGCTATGTCTGCAGGAAACCACTTTAGGAATACTTGGTAATTTTCTCCTCCATAAGATACTAAATTTAGCTTCAGTGAAATTTGTGCACTTATTCCTCGCAGGATATGCAAAAACATAAAATATGCACAAATTTTTACCTCATTCTCAAGCTTTTTATTTTGAGATATTGCAGGGTAATACGAGGCAAGCTCTGCCGCTATATTATCAATGGTCTTGAAGCTTCCCGATTTGTCGTATAGAAACTTCAAGAAATCTTCGTATCCTTCTTCTCCGGTCTTGTTTAGCGTGCTTGGAAACAAAGCGGCGGCCCCTTCGCCGAGGGCCTCCATAATTTCTATTGATTCAGCCGCTTCATTAAATGTGATGTCCTCATCGGCCCCCACCGCCACCGCCGCCGCCTGCACAGTAGCAAGAGCATCAACTGCCAGTGTGGGTGCTCTGATTTTAATATTAACGCCCGAGCGCTTATCACCGGGATCGCCTGTCTTTAGAGCTCCACTTGAATAATCAGAAATAAAGCCAGAATACTGATCACTGACGCCTCCGTAGTCGCCTTTAAATGTGTTGTCTACTCTAAAAACGTCATTCCCAGTGCTCCCGGAGCTGCCACCGCCGCTCGATCTGGATTCATCGCTATTGAATGATTCTGAATTCGCTATCATATTTGTGAGCTCTTCTTCTCCTGCGCATATCAGCCTAAAAAGCTTTGCAGCAGAATAAGAATCCTGTGATGCGATAAAAAACATTGCTGCCCTAATTGCGCTGTATGTGCTAGTAGTCTCTGTACCAAGTACACTTTGATCAAAAAAGCCTTTAAAATGCTTGTAAAATATTTTTATTATTGTCAAAGAACACTGATTTGAAATTTCAAACCTTCTATCAGTTGCAAACCGTTCGATAGATGCAGTTATTCCGTCAATGTTTGACTTCAAAGTCTTTAGATCTTCGACGGGTGCTGTAATAACAGTTGAAATAGCAGTTGCAGGATCTCCAATCGATCCCTGCAAGAAATTATCAAACATATAAATGTTTTCGCCGCGAGAATTTTGATTGATGTATCTTAGCTGGTCAAGATATGTGTCAGAGACGCTGATAGGCTGTGATTCTCTCGGATTAATTGCCGCAGGAATCTCTGGAAAAGATGTTTGAGCATTTACTATATTCGAAGCAAGAAAAACCGGAATTTGATTTACGAACTTCTGTGTAAGAAGCTCTAGATTCAGCCCTACCACTGGCAAAACCCGCATCCGGGTTTCTTCACCCGTTGATGGCGACAATAAACTTGTATGGATATCTATGAAAATATTGTCTGTGTCATCCTCGTAGGCAATCTGCGTGCTTCCTTCAGATATTTTTAGCTTTCCAGCGTAAAATACGCCCGAGTCCTGCAGCCCTTGAAGCGCTGCTACTCCTGACGAGCTAAAGTCTCCCGATCTTGATCCAGCACCAGCAGGAGACGGTAAGAGATAACCATTCTCAGCGATTGTAGCAATTTCTGATATTGTTCTTTTTGCAAACAAAAATCCTGGCTTCATTGAAATTGTGTCAGACAAGAGCTGGCTTATCGGAGAGACTTTCCTGTAGTCAAGGCTAGAATACGGGCTAGTGTAGTCGCCTTCTGAGTCTACATCATTGAACCTACGACCCTCTTGGATCTGTGCAATTGCAGCCTTAAGAAGCTGATATTGTCTGGTTGTTCTTGCTTGCTCTTGTCTATTTTCTCCGAGCAATCTAGTTGTCAGGCTGTCAATAATGTTCTTTCCGGAATCGTATTTCGTAATATCTCCGTCATTGTATTCTACTGATAGATTTCCAAAATCTCCAGAAAGAGCAGAAAAAGATTGAACAGGTATTCTAGAAACATTTATTGAGCTTGCGATTGAAAGTGCAACATTTCCAATACCTGTAAATGTTATTGAAGATTCAGACCCTAGAGGAGCAACTGTTCTCGATGAGGTTGATTGACTATCAGCTTCTGTTGTTGAAGATTTTTGCTTAATCATTAACAGCTGTGTATCAGACCCGGCTAAGATCTCTGTAGAGTTCATGATCTCTTCTCTAAGTCTAAAAATCTTAGGAATTGATGTGGCGAGTGTGTTATATTTTGAAAGATTTGTGTCTCTAATTTTTTCCAGTGACGCAGAAGATGCAGGAGATGATTCATAAAATTTGTTGACTATGTCATTTGCTAGCTGAACTGTAACATCTCTTACTTGATTCTGTAAGTCATAAATTATTCCAAAATTTGTTTCAGTTCCACCTGAAAATAGATTCTGGAGAGGCAAAGTCGCTAGAATGACTGGATATGCACTAGTGATCCCGCTTCCTGTTATCTCTGAATCAAAATCCGATATGCTATAATCAAAAACAGAATTTGTGTTTTCTGATAAAACCGTTGACGTTCTTAGAGATTCCCTTGATAGCGTAAGAAAAGACTGCTCTGTTGAGACTTCTGATCCTTCTCTTCTTCTCGAATATGAAGTAATATTCTTTGCTCTGCTGGTCATTTCGCTGACTTTTACTTTTAAATCTGTCGTAGCTGCAGAAGCTGGGCTTACAACAAGATTTGAAAATGAAGGATTTTTTATTGTCATGCGTTCACCTGAAGTGTTGAGGCCCCAGTTTCTTGTCTGGTTCCTCTTGAAACTATTGAAACTCTAATTGATCTTGGAATAATGTTACCTAGATTAAAAATCTGAACTGATGCTGAGGTTGGGTGACTATAAAACAAGGATCCATCGACGCTTACTTCAAAGAAGTCAATCTCAGATGATAATCCTGACACGCTCCAAGAGATGTAAGATCCTTTTGTTCTTGTAGAAAATTTAAGATTTTTAATAGAGATAGATGTAATATTTTCTGGGTTTACTCTTACATCCGAAAATATTCCCGTTCTTCCTGCATAAAAACCTAAATCTCCAATATTTGAATTGTCTCCATATCTAAGCTCTGATCCTCGTATTGAGCTCCTTGAGAAGAATTTTGCGCTGAAATTTGACTGTGATGATTTAGACCTATTTCCAAGAAGTTTGCTGCCTAGATCATTTATGGATCCGATGTTGAAAGAATTATCGGCAATTACTCTCTGCCCGGAAGTGAGGCCTTCGAGCGCTTCAGGAAATGATCGAACTGCTACCTCAAATCTATAAATGAAAGGTTCATTTGATCCATATTTGGAACTTGTCGATACAGGAATCTGAATTGTTCCGGGAGAAAAAATTCCTAAGTCAGTTTCTTCTCCTGTATTCAGAGAGATCCTGGAGACAATAACACGAATAATTGGCTTTAAATTGTTAGTAGTCTTCTCAAGATCAGATGAAACAAGGCTATCGAGACCGAGGCTCTTTAGGTCAGTAACTAGCTGATCGTATACTGTTTCTGTATTGTACGCTACTTTAACATTAAAGCTTAGATACCTGCTAGAAAGCAAAGTTTTTGATTTTTCTTGAGAAAATTCACTCGAAACAAGAGATGCGCTAATTCTCGCAAGTGAATCAAGTTTCAGTGCAGGAACTACCACAAATGATGGGCTTGTCATTGGCTCATTTTGATTGTTCAAATAGTCAACTGTATAAATGTGGTCGTATTGAGGGTTTCTTGATTCGTCAACCAGCGTGATCGATCCTCCGGAATTATCCGAGTAAGTTATGTATTCTCTCTCATATTCCGATAATTTTTGCTTATAAAGAAAGACTTTTTTTATTGATGAGTTCATTCCTGTGACTCTGAAATTCAGATTTTTGCTCTGAATTGAATCCAGATAGAATGGTAGCTGTTTCACTGATTGAACATAGCCTATTGTATTTTGCCTAAAATTTCCAACCTCCTGAGAAAGTATAGAAGAAATCGGGCGCGCTAGAACTGTGTAAACCTGTTCACTATCACTGACTTCAAAAATTGCCGTAGATGTTCCACCTTGATCTACGGGAGATTTTACTTGGCTCAAAAATTTTGTAGACAAAAAGTCTGATTGTGTTTCCTTCTTCAAAAAAAACTTAAAAGATCCAACGTTCTTATCACTGGACGATGCTGCAACGTAGATCTTTCGATCATTTAGACGAGTTGCAGTGAGTAAAAAGTCAACGCTCGGAATATCATACTGTTTTAGACAGGTCTCGTGATCTATCTCAGCTGTGTCAACAACATCACTGCTTCCATCGGTTCTTAGATTGACAATCTCAACTGTGAAAGTATCAACTACGTCTGATGATGAGACCTCTATTTCAAAATTTATTCTCTGGTTGACTAGATCTGGCCGATCGATGAACCTTGTTGCAAAATATTTTTTTCCGTATTTTCTGCTCGATATTTGATCAAATCTTTGTAAGTCAATTTTTTTGAAAAAATTAGTTGATGCAACGTCAGATCGCTTAACAACAATTCGAGGCCTAGATCTCTGCGAAGAAAAGCATTTGACCTGTAGGTCTCCATCTAGGCTTGAAATTATGGATCTGTCTATCTCTATGGGTATCGTATACTTGAAATATAAGATCCCGCCTGATGACCTGTGATCAG